CCTGTTTCACGACATCGCAGACATTATTTGGATACCGGCGATCGGCGGTGCGGTTTATAACAACCTGGCCGACCGCGACCTGGCCGATCACCGGCTCCCCCCGAGCCTCGAAATAGATCGCCAGCGCAAGGCATAGAATTTCTGGCGTCATCTGATCGCCTCAGTGACAATCCTGAATATTTTAGCCGGTTTCATAAGGGGTAACTCTTGTTGGTCTGCGGAAGCATGATGTGGAGAGCGCGTTTTGCGCGGGTGACGGCAACGTAATAGACCCGATGCTCTGTGGCTGGGTTAGTCTGATATTCCCTGTGCGCGGCGTAAGATAAATCCGGAACCACTAGGATGTTATCAGCCTCGCCGCCCTTCATGGAGTGTATCGTGCTCACCTTTATGCGCGGGTTGCGGACGTTATCCTTCCGCATCAGCGCATTGAGGACGTAGTCCCTGGTCTCTAGGTCGATTTTTCCCAAGGCCCGGTGCCAGCGCACAGAACCATCCAGAAGAAGCCCCATTTTGTCCCGTGCGTCCGACATACTGATCTCAGCGTCCGAATCCATCGCCAATAGGGCCTTAGAACGCGCTCCGAAGCCCCTGGAGTAGCCTTCTCCGACCCTCATGAAGGTGTAGACGTTTCGGACTTGGGAAGGCACCAGCGGCTCTCCCTTGGCCCACTGCTCCCAATCAGACAGTGCTTCGTAGGTTTTGGCCGGGATACTGGGGTGCCCGTGGCGACTGTAGACCCAGCCTTCCTCCCGGAGGGCTTGGGCATACTGAGAGGCAATCCGATTTGTCCGGGCCATCAGACACCATTCTCCCTCGTGCAGGGGGACATCCCAAATGTTCTGGTGAAACTGGACAAGGCCTTCCTCGTCCTTCGGCCGCCAAGTCTTTGGAGCGCGGCCCTCTATCTGGCCGACGATGTTCTGCGCCTCTTGCCAGACGGAGCGGGGGAGCCGGTAAGACTGCTCAAGGACCGTTTTCTTCTCGGTCGCGTTGAGGAAAGCATTCACGTCGGCGCCTTGGAAACCCATGATGGCTTGGTCATCGTCGCCAGTAAAAACCTGTATGGGGGGCTTCTCCCTAAGAACATCAACCATGGACCACTGAAGGGTTGAAAGATCCTGCGCCTCGTCCACGAACAAAGCGTCCAAGTTTGGCGCGTGACCCGATTTGATGAAATTATCTATCATGTCGGTAAAATCGATCTTCTTGCGTACTCTCTTGTAGTCCTCATACGCAGAAACAAGGCGCTTGAGCTCGGGCCAATCAACCTGATAGTCGGCCAACTGACGGTGCATCTCTTCCAAGGTTAAGCCCTTGCTGCGGGCTAGATGATACTGGCCCATGTAGAAGTCGCCCTTGGCTATGCCCAACGTGTCGAAGTCGGTCTCGATGTCCTTTCGGCCTTTGTTGCCAAACGGTATTCCAACAGCCTCTCCTATCTCGGCCATGTCCTTTGGGCCAATGACCTCGTCCGTGCTGTATCCCCCAGATCGAAAAGCCATGGAGTGCAGTGTCTGGAAATAAGGCATGTCCCGCTCCTCGATGCCCCAATCCTTGCAGACCCGCTCCCGGCTTTCCTTCGCTGCCTTGCGCGTAAACGAAACACAGGCAATGCGGTCTGGGGGGATGCCCTGCTCCAAGCAGTCCCGGATCTTGTTCGAGTTGGTCTGGGTCTTGCCCGTGCCGGGCGGCCCTAAGATGGTTTCATGTTGATCGGTCAAAACGGTGGATCCTCTTCCTCAAAGGTCACCTCGGGCAGGTCCACTTCTCCGCGATGCATCTCAGGAACGCACCAAACGCGAACCGACTTCCATCGCTCGTTGTTGTCGCGGAACCGATATGTCTTGTCGGACGCCGACCCCTTGTTCATTTCTTTAAGCCGTTCGGTGATCTGCCCGCGGGTGTATAGCGTAAAGTTATTGCGCTTGAGATAGTCCTGTAACGAACTGAGCTTGAAGTACGTTAAACCGTCCTCCGTCCACGGCTTCCCGGTCAGCAATTCTTCCGGGCTATGAGCCTGAATCCGGGAGGTGCAGAAGGTCTCCAGCAACTCAATGAACAAGCCTTTCTGGGTGAGCTCCTCCGGGACGGGTATTCTGGTGGCGCCGCTTAGGAGACCGTCTACCAGATCGCGCCAATCCGATTCCTTCATCCGCGCCGGCATCTTGTACATCTGCTCCATGCAAGCCCTCTGAAACTCTATCTGCATCTGCAACTGCTTGGTTGAGAGCTCCAGCCTCGCTCCGTCCACGTCCACGAACCACACAGGCGGCTCAGACTCCACAACCGTCAGGCCGCCTACCGGCACATGAGAGTTGGCATCCCCCACTCCAAACTTGCGCGAACGGCATAGAGCCTTGTTGCAATGCCCATGGATAGGCTCCGACTTACACGTATAAAAATACTCTTTCTTTTCCAATTGCTCTTGAATACCAACAACCTCACGCGCAGGAAGCGGGGGATTGCAGTAATCCTGATTGTGCTTCTCCAGGAGCTCCTTCCAATCATTTGGAGAAGCTTGCTTGTAGTAAACGCCAGCGTTCAGGAGTGTTGTGTTCCGGCCGCCCTCCGGTATGCCAAACTCCGCGAGTTTCTGTAGGCATGGGGGGCCGTCCGGTAAAATTGCATTATCGGCCCCCAACTCAACAGCGGCCAACTGCTTGGCGGTAACCCGGCACTTCTCCGCCCGGTCCAGAAACTTTTCGAGGGATAACGAACTGCCACCCTCCCCTAGAGCGTAGCGGGTGGTGTAATCCGCGTTCTGATACGGGAGATTTATAAAGTTTCCCACATCGCCGCGTTCCGCCAGCAACTCTTCCTGCTTGGGGAACACCTCACAATTGCCCCAGCCAAGGATTGAAGCAAACTCAGCCAAGCGGTCGCGCACTTCTGAGGCGGCAACCTTCTCGGACAGGAATAAATATAAATGGGCGCCGCCCGACTTTGACCGGCACAACACCAGCGGTAGCTTGAACCGCTTGACCTTCGCGAACAGGACCGGAAGATCCAAGTTGTAATCGTCTATATCCAACGCACCAAACCGGCACTTGTTGGTCTCGTCAATTGGTATCGAGCCAACCCCAAGCACCCCGTCCAAATGTTCCTGGACAAGGCCCACGGTCAACGGCGCACGGACGATTTCATACTTCGCCTGTTGCTTGCCGTTCCGCTGACGATTTATAACGTCTGTCTGTCCGTGGGCTCCTTTTGATCCTGTGAAAAGATCAAGGAACCTCTGCGCTGGATTATCCATCAGATAAAACGGGGCCCCCCAAACGACAGGGCTTGGCTTAGGGGGCCCCTGTCACTTAGAACGGTATATCTTCGGAGGACTGGTCGGAAATAACTTCCGTATCCTGCGCGGGAGGAGCGAGCTGCAAGTCACCGCTGCTGATGCTGTCGTGCAGTTCCTTCGCCTCGCTGTAGGCCTCAATCGAAGGAACCGGTTCTCCCAGAGAAATGCTCCACGACCCCCACGACCCCTTGTCGTTTCCGTCTTCAACCGACCTCAAGCGGTAGGTGTTAGCGAAAGAAGGCAGCGTTTTACCGTTTCGCTTCTGCATCATCATGAGAGATAACCAGAGGCGACTCTTCTTCAGTTGCGTCTTCTTCATGTCCACGATGGCACTCTCCAAGTTTCCATCGTCGTGGACGATCTTGATGTAATGCTGCGCGGTGCGCACCAGTTCATTGCCGTTGGTCAACAGCTCCATGCCGGAGTCCTTGTCTCGGACGGCCGCACAGACATCTTCGCTGTTCGCGGGCAACTCGCCCACGAAACCACCGCCCTGGTTTCGCGGTATGAACTCCAGGAACTTCATCTGAAAAAAGACAGGAAGGACGACAACACCTTCGTCCGCGGCCCAGATATTGCTGGTCACAGTGTTGAAGATGTCGCCCTGAGAGGCCTCTGAGATGAAGGCTGCATCGCTCTTTTTGAGCTGCGGCGATAAGGCCTGTAGAATCCGTAGAAAAGGTATCTGGAGGTCGGATTGTGAGACTTCCTCAAAACCAAATCCAGAGTCTGCGGAGAAAGCGTCTTCCAAATCTTTGGATAATTTTGCAACTTTTGTGGCCATGATCATGCTCCTTTGATTCTTGCGATAGTGCCGATGTGCGCGTTAAATATTTCGAGATCGATTTCCTGACCCGCTTCCACTCGCTCCCGTATCAGCTTCTTGAGCGTTGATGGTTCGACCCAAGTCTTCGCGGCAGTGTCAAAACCCTTCTCCTCAAGATCCGCTTGCATCGCTCTAGCGCGATTGTCTTCGGACACGGGAAAAGAAACGCTGACCTCGTTCTTGATGAAATCGGCCGCTCCTATCTCTCGCAGATGTGACAATGCGATGTCACGCTGTAAAGGGTCTCTGGGCATCGTGCCATGGACAAAGGTTTCTAGTCTAACGGTGTTAGAACCAACAACAACTTTGTCCAAACCTGTCTCATGCATTTTCGCCGGGATCAGGTCGAACAGGTAGCGATCTAGCTTCTGCTTCAGCAATTTGAGGCTCTCTTCGGCTGAAACCAATTCAGCCTTTACCTTTGAGACTTGCCTGATCAGGCCGGACAGCTCGCTACCGCCCTCGGTTGTCAGGTCCTCAAATGCATCTGCGTCAGCTTCGATAGTCTTCCATAAGTCTTCCTTCTCACTCATAACGTATCTCCTCGTCAGGGTTTAAGTTCTCAATGCCGCCGGCGCGCAAATTAATCTTCACGGGATAATAGGACTTCTCCATCTTATCCCACTTCAAGATGTTTACGCGCTGGTGGTTCCTTTCCGCCACAATTGCGAAAGCTACCCCGATAATCGCGGGATCGCCCATGGCCAAGAGCCAATCATCATCGGTAAACCCGCGCAGCTTCCGGCGTATCTGCGCCACAATCCGCGAGGGATTAATATGAATCTGATCAAAAGGATTTGTGAGCGGTTCGAGATCCCCCCACTTTGCAGCGGAAACGATATTAACGCGGGGGTTCTCTTGGGTAACATAGACCTTCGGCATGTGGCTCTCGCTTTCTGAACCTGGACACCCTAGTCCATGTTTTTACTGGTTGCAACAGGCAAAGGTGGGATATATGATCGTTTGATGGAATACGATTACAAAACAGCGCCATACCAGCACCAGGATGACGTTCTCAAGGCTTCTTGGGACAAGATCAACTGGGCATACTTCCTCGAGATGGGAACGGGAAAAGGCAAAATCGCCATCGACAATGCCGCCATCCTCTACGAGTGCGGCGAGATCGACACCTTTATAGTTATCGCGCCGAAGGGTGTCTATCGCATTTGGGCTGACATTGAGATCCCGGCGCACATGCCCGACCGGCTCGGCGCCGAAGTGGTCGTCTGGCGCCCCAATCCTCCCGCCGCACTCAAAACGGCGCTGATGGGCTTTGCTGCCCCCGCGGAGGGCTTCCGATGCCTGATCATGAACGTCGAGGCACTCTCGACCGCCAAAGGCCAGCGGTTCTTGTCGGCCGTCCTACGGGCTTCTCGGGCGTTTCTCGTCGTGGACGAATCGACCGCGATCAAGTCCCCGAAAGCCTCGAGGACCAAGGCTCTTCTCAAGATGAGCCCTCTGGCAAAGTACCGTCGCATCCTGACCGGGTTCCCCGTTACGCAGTCGCCCATGGACCTCTGGGCGCAGTGTCGGTTCATGGACAAGGACCTGCTCGGGGACTGCGGCGACAACTTCTTCCAGTTCCAATATCGCTACGCAATCATGAACAAGCGCACCATGGGCGCACATTCCTTCAATCAGATCGTGGGTTACCGGAATCTTGAAGAACTTTCAGGTATGCTGAAGAACTTCTCCAGTCGGGTGATGAAGGACGAGTGTCTGGATCTACCCAGCAAGATTTATATTCAAAGAAATGTATCTCTGTCGGAAGATCAGGCCCGGATTTACGACGACTTGAAGAAATATGCGCTCGCCCACATTACCGATCAGGAGTTCATGACCGCAACTAACGTCATGACCCAGCTTTTGCGGATGCAGCAGGTGCTATCAGGGCATACCAAGTCCGACAGTGGAGAAATGATCGAGATAGAGGACAACCGGCTCAAGGAGCTCATGGATTGCCTGGAAGAAGCCCGCGGGAAAGCCATCATCTGGTCGCGGTTCAGATACGATGTGAAACGTATCGCGGCCGCCCTGGGCAAGAAATATGGCCCACGGTCCACGGTTACCTACTTCGGCGATACGTCAGACGACGACCGGGCAGACGCAATTGAGCGTTTCCAGAGCGGGGACGCCCGGTTCTTTGTCGGTAATCCACAGACGGGCGGCTTCGGGATCACGCTCAACGCGGCAACGACCGTCATTTACTTTGCAAACAGCTTTGACCTGGCCGTGCGGATGCAGTCAGAAGATCGGGCTCACCGCATTGGCCAGAAAGAACACGTTACATACATCGATCTGATTGCAGAGGGGACCATTGACGAACAGATCGTCAAGGCCCTGCGCAGCAAAATGGACATCGCCAGTGTGGTGATGGGGGAGGAACTTAAAGAATGGCTGAGATGATATACGACTTAGCACCTCTAGTTCTCAGAGAGGCCGGACTTTTGGCGGACGAAGAAGCAAAAGACCGCGAAAACTTCAACTGCACAGGTTGCGGTAAATGTTGCACTTACGGTCCGTACATGAGGACTATGTCCGCCGATGAAGAAGACCTTCAACGATGGGAAGACGCCGGTCGGCAAGACATCCTGGACACGGCGGACATCTTTTTCTGGGGCGGCAGAGAAGGCCGCACTGCCGACTTATGGATGGACCCCAAAACAGGGGAAGAGCGCGACTCTGACATATGCCCTTGGGTTAAGAAAGTAGGGAAGGATAACTGGCATTGCACCATCCATGAATTACGCCCGAACGTGTGCCGTAGCTACCCTGTCAGTAAAGAGCAGCGGGACGAGCTTGAATGTCCGGGATTTTGGGACCATGAACGATAATTTTATGTCTGGTAAAGGAGAAAACCATGGGCGCCGTTAAAAAAGCGATGTTAGAGGAGTTATGGAAAGAACAGAAAGAGGAAGAGGAAGAACGGGAGAAGACGGAAGCTCGCGAGGCTCTGGAAGAGGAGCGCGAAGAGGATCGCCTGATTGAGGAATCCATACAGGATCAGTTAGAAACCAAGGAGATTACCGATGCCTGATATCAAGAAGTATAAGTCCGTCGCCGTGCCGATCCCAACATGGGAAAAGCTGTGGGAGATAGCCGGCAAGAACCACAGATCCCCGGCCCAACAAATCGCTTTTCTGGTCGAGGCCTCAGAGAACGCGCCATCGGACGCTGAAGTTCTATCTAAGTTTGCGGCGGTGAAGTCATGAGCAGCGATCCGACCGGCGAAGAAGCCCTTATGCAGGAGCTCTACCAGGAGCTCTCTGATGTGGCAGAACACTGCTCTCCCCTGGCGGGTCCGGAGAAGTCCGTTGTTCTGTTCCGGATTGCCGTAGAGTCTGGAGCAAAAGATATTGGCCTGCTCAGTGTTGTCGCCCTATTATCGAAACTGCTCGCAACGACCATTGGAATCATGGAAGAACATGACACTGGCAGGGAAACATCCAGCACGTTTGAAGGAATCCTGGATGACTTCCAGGTTAAAAGAAGAAGCCCCAATTGACGGGTGGTCTCTGATTTTGGGAGATATCCGGAGGGAGAAGGGCCTGACGCGATCGGAACTCTCCTCTCTGTCCGGGGTTGGCGTAAGTACAATCGAGAACTATGAGCAAAAAAAAATAGAGGAGCCCTCAATCTACAAAGTTGAGGCGCTCCTCCAGGCCATGGGATATGAACTCGACGCCATAAAGAAAGATTAGGCAGTCACTCCCCAGCTTCTTCGGCCAGGCGCTCGTCAGGGCCGATCAACTCCGCTCCACTGCCATCGGTCTCCTTATCACACGTAGCGCAGTAGTAGATGGGCTTGCTGTCTAGCTCGTACATAAGCTCGTCAAGGCCGCCGCACTCGCGGCACTTCCTGGATCCAGCCATCACATCTCTCCCTTCTCACCGAGCGCCGGCGCCCCTTTCAGGATCCGGCGGACCGGCATGAGCCAGCCCGATTTCTCGGTGACAACCTTGCAGCTGCTGCATTGCAGGGCCGCCCACCCGAAGCTGTAAACGTGAGTTGCCTCGGTACACGCCGGGCACCAGATCTTCTTCCCCCTGCTTCCCGCGTGGGTCCATTTTGGAATCGGCGCGAGCGGCGGTGTATCGTTCGCGCCGGACACGACGTATAGATTGGCCGCTGGCGCTGCCGCGGGAGCCTTCACCTTGACCGGCTCGGCTCTGCCAAACAGCCCTGACCAAAACCTTTCAAAAAACCTCATTTTATTTCTCCTTTCGTTGCGGCCACGATAGCGTGGCCTATTTGTTCCGCGATTTGCGGGATGATTGAGTTTCCCAGTGAACGCAACTGAGGTACTCGGTTGGGTAGCCCATCAACCAGGCGACCCACTGCGGGTTCAGACTGCCAGTGGTCTTCGGGTCGGCAAGTTGCAGCGCCAATGGTAGCGGGGTTCCGCCCTGACCGTACTTCTTCGTCCGGTTCGACGCGCTGTCCTGCGTTGGGGTCGGCCACATCTTCACCTGCTGGTGAAGCTTGATATGGCGGCTCTTCATGCTCCCGCCGCCCCGCGCATCGTCTACCATCGGGGTCTGCCACATCTTCTGGTCGGTTTCTGGGGTTACGTGAACTTGTGCATTCAGCGGCAGACTGTTCCTTTTGAACTGGCTCGGCCCCCCGTTGTTCGCACTGTCCTGAACTGTCGGTGTCGGGAACATCTGAACCGTCTCCCGAAGCGAGCGGCCCCCTGTGCGGCCGATGTTCTTTTGGGCCCCCGTTCCCTCGCTTGACGTGGGCGTTGGCCACATATCGCTCTTCACCGCTTCTGCCAGATTGGTCTGGTGACCCTTTTCCATCCTCGCCCTTATCTTTTCTGGGTCCTGATATTCTCCGCCCCCCTTTTCCCTTGCTCCGGGCGTTGGCCACAGTAATTGAGTTTGCCCGTGCTGGGTGTCAGGTTCGTGCTCTTGCGCTCGATGGTCGTCGGCGTCGGAACCATGTGGTGGGGCTTCGCTCCCCCCAAACTGGAAACCCAGTTGCCCTGACCCCGGTCCACCATCGAAGGGCTTGTCTGGTTCGCTTTCGCTGTCGGCGTGTGCAACAACCCAGACTCGTTGTCTGATGTGCGGGGCGCCAATCGCGCAAGCTGGAATATTAAACGTCCTTGTGGCGTAGCCTTCGGTTTCCAAGTCAGTGAGTACTTCGTCCAAGCCCAAGCTGATGAGCCCAACAACATTTTCTCCAACAACCCAAGTGGGCCTGAGCTCCCGGATAATTCTAAGCATTTCAGGCCAGAGATGGCGGGGGTCGTCTTGGGCAAGCTGTTTTCCCGCGTGGGAGAACGGCTGACAAGGGAATCCTCCGCAAACAAGGTCGGGTTTGGTGTCTGGGAAATCTGATCTTTGGGCATCCCTTATATCCTCTAGTATAGGAACTTCAGGCCAATGATGTCTCAATACCGCTTGGCAATACGGATCCTGCTCCACGAAACAACTCGTGGTGAAGTGACCAGTGGCCTCAAGCCCTCGCGCAAAGCCACCGATCCCAGAAAACAAGTCAACGGTCGTCAGGTTTAAAATATTAGTCTCGCGAGGCCGGCCATCATGGCGCCAAGAAAAACGAGGAGATAATATTCCCAGCTCATCACGGCCCTCCTTTCGTGCCCCTGTAATAACCTATCTGCTCGAAGAGCAGCCTTCGGATTATTTCCGCTTTCGCTATTTTCGTAGCCGAGGATATTTCGGTTAGAAAAGCGTCCAACTCTTCGGGAAGGCCGACGCTTAAACGACAGAATATCGAACTTCCCCCGAACCCTTTTCCAGCTCGATAGTTGTGGATATGCTTCCCCTTGACGCTGCTTCTAGATTTGCCCATCACGGCCCCCCATCAGGGGGCTCGAGCTCGCCCTGATTGTCGCAGGTGTGACAGTCTTCGTACACCGGCCCGGTGCCGGCGTCATTTACATCCACGGCGACGTAGCCATTTCCATGGCACTCAGGGCAAACGCGCTTCAGCTGCTGCGCTTTGGTCGCCCAGATGGTCTTGATGTCCGGATCTTCGGCCCGGTCGCGGGCCTGCTCACAATTCTCGATGCGCCGACCAGTGCGGCCGGTCTTGGCCAACTCACTATGGAGCCAGTCCATTCCCGCAAGGAACCTCTCAACCTCGTTCATGTCTTTCTCCAGTTCTTGAGTTCTTTTCGGAAAAGTAAAAGTAGCATGATCCATGGACCAATGTCCATGCTTTAACTGCCTTGCGCTGCCTAGCCTCGCCGGGCCCGGCCCCGCCCTGCCTCGCCTAGCCAAGCCACAACTGCCTTGCGCTGCCTTGCCTCGCCCCGCCTCGCCCAGCCCTGCCTTGCCGCGCCTCGCCACAACTGCCTTGCCTTGCCATGCCGTGCCAGGCCTCGCCTTGCCTTGCCTTGCCTCGCCTTGCCTCGACTGCCTTGCCTCGCCCTGCCGAGCCATGCCATGCCAGGCCTCGCCCTGCCGAGCCACAACTGCCTTGCCTTGCCGATCCCAACCTCACCAAGCCAGGCCAGACCCTGACTGCCTTGCCTCGCCACGCGTTGCCTTGCCCCGCCATGTCGTGCCTGGCCATGTCGTGCCGTGGGTGGAACATGTGTCAAACCGAACCGATTGCGATTGCGCGAAGATCGAAACAGGCACGCTTTAAGTTGCGTGCGATGGACACTTGCCCAGGGTTGCCCGCAAGATCGGTCAGCACTCCGATCTTCGCTGACGCCTCATCGACAACCGCCAGGGTCTCTCCGATTACGAAACTCCACTTCGTCTGGTCCAAAACCACACGCTCCATGGGTTCGTAAACGCGATCCCCCGCGTCTCCAACAACCATGACCGAGACATACTTTGACGTGGTGCCGCCGGCGGGCGTGGTGATCTTCACTCGCTTGATAAGGTGTCGCGCCTGTTGGAGACGATGTGCGTGTCCAGCTTTCGCGTCATCCCACTCAAAATGGGGGTGAAGGATGTTGTTGGGGTCACCATCAAGCCGCCTCCGACTGGACAACAGCTACATCACCAAGTTCAAAACGGCCAAAATCACCGCTCTTCTCCGGGCGCCACTCTCCAATGCCAACCGACATGCCGGCGCGGTGAAGCAACGAACCGATGGACGAGGGGCTGATGTTGTCCTCGTCATATTCAATCCTCAGTGTTGCCGTCCACTCAGGAAACTCAGGACGATAACGCAAATCCATAGACTGCTGGACCTTCACCTCGTCCGTCCGCATAACGGGCTCACCATAAATGCGAACGCAAGGAATCTGATGAACAACGTCACGACCATCCGGCAGAATGAAAAACATCTGCCGCGCATCCGTCATGTTGATCCCGTCAATCATCTTGATCGCACGAATTGCCGCTTGCTTGAAAGCGCCGCAAGGAAAACCATAAGTGCCGTCCTCCAGCCTGTAAAAACAAGCCTCGTACTCCTGCTCTGGGACACGCTTTTCACGCTTTGCTATGGGCTTGATATTACCGTGCTTCTCCTCCATCTTCTTCCGGGTCTTCTCACTGTGAGAGTGGCAGATCAAACCACCCATACCGCTTCGGCTCTTAATCTGAAGCTCCACAACACACTGCTTCACTGGTTGGATTTCAATAAGATTAGACATGATCAGATGCTCCTATTTACCAAGGCATGATTGCCCCGATATGATGGTAGTTTAAGCATGGATCGTGGTACATGGTCAACGGTTTAATCTCTTCCGCTGAAAAGCGTCTTTTGGCCCCCGTTACATATATACAGGCAAATTCAAAAAACAGTTTTGAAAATGAAATTATGGACGAAAAAGAGTGTAAAAGTGTGACGAGTACCCCGAAACAAGGGTCAAATCGTTGATATATATAGAAACTGCTCGTTACACTTGCCGTCACAGTACGTTACACTTCAGGGCCTCCCGTAACACTTTTTTAGCCGAACGGACGTTTGACCACTTTCAAAAAGAGGGTTAGTTTTGAGAAACCTGGTATATAGGAGTGACCCGATGAAACGTCGAATCGACATAAAAGCCGAAGAGATCGAAGAGGCGCACGGCCGCAAGCTGACGAACAGGCAGAAGGTGTTCGCTCGACATTATGTAGACGGTGTAAACTCTAACGCGGAGTGCGCCAGGCTCGCCGGGTACTCGGATAAGAACGGGATAGCCAAGGTTCAGGCGCACAAGCTTCTTAATCCGAAGTACTTTCCTCATGTTGCTGAATATGTTGTCGAGCTCCGTGAGGATCGAGAACGGAAATATGGCGTTACCCTGATTGGCCAGTTGAAGCGGCTTAGGGACTTGTCCAATGGCGCCGAAGAAGCCGGCCAGTTCTCCGCCGCGATCAATGCAGAGAAGACCAGGTCCGCCCTGGGTGGCCTCACTACCGATAGGCGGGAGACCAATCATTTCCACGCCATCGAGAACATGAGCCGGGATGAGATCGAAAATCGGTTGTCGGAACTTCGGAAGTCCCATCCGAATGTCTTCGAGGGAACCGCATATGAGGTGCTAGATGACGCAGAAACCGGAGACGCTCCTGTGGAACAAACTGCGGGAAAAAATGCCGGCGAGCTGGAACACCACACGGATTGAAAACCGCTTCGGCGGCGGGATCCCGGATGTTCATGTATGCACGGAAGGCCTCCCTTTCTGGATAGAGCTCAAAACCACCAAAACAAACCGCGTAAATGTATCCGCTCACCAAGTCGCGTGGAACTTCGCCTATTCTCAATCGGGCGGCGTAAGTTTCTTCCTCGTTGAGGCCCTCTCTGCCTCGAACCTATATCTATTTGACGGGGTCCATGGTCGGGGGTTAGCGGAGCACGGCCTGAAGTCGGGGCCGGCGGCCGGGTCGGGGCCTGGGTCGGGGTCGGTCGGGTCGGGGACCGTGGTTCCGTGCCTTTGGTCGGGGCCGGCCGGGTCGGGGTTGCTGGTCGGGATGCTCGAGATCGTTCGGGGTCGGGTCGGGTCGGGGCCGGAGGTCAAACCCGCCCCGTTCCCTCCGGTCACCTGGCCAGGGCCGGGCGTTTAGCGGCCAGGCTCGGGGCAAAAGAAAACCCCGGCCGGATTTCTCCGGCCGGGGATCGGTGGCCCAGTGCACCAGGCCGCCGGCGGGGCCATCAAGTGTCAACAACCGGCCCCGTATGAATCAGGCCTCCTCTACCATGTCACCAAAATATTTAGCGATCAGATTGTCGTCGTATCTCGTACATTGCTGTATCTCGGCGAACGCTTCGGCTCTGCTCATTGGGATAATGCCAGCGCCGCCACGGTATCCGTTACCCTCCGCCACGGAAAAACGGCTTAGTGCGCCGCCATCCCCCGCGACAAAATAGGCGCCTTTTTTGGTGACGTAGAGGCGGCTGTTTTCATACCGGAAATCTGTCGAATATTCGTCATTCCCGGTCTCGCAGATTAGTTTAGATGTTTCCGCGTTGTACGTTTTGCCATCAATTATGCGTTTCATGTCATTTCTCCTATTTTATATGATTGCCCTTAATATCCCCTTACGACAAATCCGCTTGTGTCGTTCTTTGCTTTTTGGCCCTTGGGATCCAGCCCGACGATGACGGGCGACGGGTCAAGGTGCCGTAGGTCGTGTTCCGTTCCATCGATCACTTTGTGACCCATGAATGTTTTAGGCTGGCCATGGCCAAATACGGCCGCCACATTGTACCCGGCTGCTAGCACTTGTTCGGCTTCTGCCTTGTTCGTTTCCGATAGGCTAAAAGTTAGATGATAGTTGGCCGGCCGATTAGGATTCAGAATCCGCTTCAAGCTTTTGGTATAATCCACAAACTGAATCTTCGGGAAACGAACTGGCAAGCTCTGCCCGCTCTCTGTTTTAATATATTCAAACGCGATATCCGTTGACCCATTGGGACGGACGGCCAAGCTTTTGTTTTTCCGCGTGGCCTGGCGGGCTAGGGCCCCAATATGGTTTGCCATCTCGGTCATGAATGCTGACCGATCGGCCATAAACCATTGTGCCTTGGCGATTCGGCTTGCCCGTGTTGCATTTATCCCATTTTCTAAGTCCTTAACCATTGCGGCTTGGCCGCTATACATGCCAAGGCACAAGGCGCGACAACCCGCGCTCGAGTCCGGGCACAAATTGCCCGCGCCGCCTGTTGTGTGCGGCGCCATGTAGTTAATGGCATTTAGGTATCCAAATTTTTCCGCCTTGATAGCTTTGGCGGAATCTGTTGAAAAGAACCTTTTAAATTTTGCCATCGCGAATTCTCCGATGTTGGTTGCTGACGTGGGAATATTAGCATTAAATCCCATAATATGTCAACAGGTCGGGTCGGGTTTATTCTTGAGCTCAAGGCCGGCGCCCGCGGCCGGCGGCCAGGTCGGGTCGGGGTCGGGTCGGGGTCGGGTCGGGGTCGAGCTCAAGGCCGGCGGCCGGGTCCGGCTGGGCCAGGTCGGCGGGCCGGCGGCCGGCTCGAGGCCGGGCACAAAAAAGGGAGGCCCGCGGGCCCCCCATTCTGGAAAATGTCACGGGACATTAAACATGCCATTGGTCTAGCAACTCATATCCGTCTTTGTTGTGGGATATTACCCATAAAGGGGGGCCCGGAGGCCCCCCTTCTGGAAAACCGCAGGGCTATACCGTGGTTTCAATGTGTGGGTCTTCCCGGTAGGCCTCAATAAATTCTGGCGAGGCATAGGTGAGCGTGAAGTTATCGGTCACCTCTTTGCGGTAGGTGTCCCCGTATTCCCATGACCCATAAGTCATGGGGGACTTTGCCACGGTGTACCATTTTGCGTAAGGGTCACCTGTTTCATTCTTGGCAATTTTGTAGGTTTTCAAAATCCTAATTTCAAAGTCTCCGGCCTTGAATGTGGCGTAGGGGCTTTCTACTTTTCTGCCTTTGCCTAGTGGATTTTTAGCCATGATACTTTTCTCCAGTTGGTTGTTGACCTCCGCATTCTCCCATCTATAATGGGACACGTCAACAAC